CAGTCCCAGTATCATTACCGAAGGTGCATCAGATGTCCCATTGTTACCGAGTGAGAGTTACGGTTGAGTTAGACGTCATTAACGCAGAATCCGAGTCACAGGCGAGGCAGACGGTGTTCAGCCTGCTCTCAGCTAGTGCATCGCCATCGAAGGGGAGGCCAGCATCGGGTCCGCGAGCGACGGTGACGGGTTTAACGATTGGTGAGTTTTCAGACGTTGAATCAGACCGCAAATCAGACATGATGGAATGAAGCTCTCAGCACCACAGTACGATTTCTTATCAACGCAGGCTCAGTTTGCGGTGTATGGCGGAAGTGCAGGAAGCGGAAAGAGTTTTGCTTTGACGCTTGACCCATTGCGGCACTGTCAGGGTCCGTCTGCGGTGCATTCGTTTCGGGGAGCGATCTTCAGGAGGACATATCCGCAGATAAGTTCACCTGGTGGTCTTTTGGATGAATGCCGGAACAACTACGAGAAGCTGGGTGCGATTTACAACAACACATCAGCGCAGTGGAGGTTTCCGAGTGGAGCCAAGATAAACCTGAGCAGCTTGCAGTTCACTAAAGACTTGAACAACTATCAGGGTTCGCAGTTAGACTTTGTTGGTTTCGATGAATGCGCACAATTCGAGCAGTCGCAGGTGATGTTTTTGTGGGGGAGGTGCAGATCGAAGTCAGGGATCAAGGCAACACTGAGAGCCACATGCAATCCTGACGCATCGAGTTGGTTGTATAAATTTCTGTATTGGTGGATCGACCCTGTCAGTGGATATCCGATCAAAGACAGATCAGGAGTGATCCGATATTTCAAGACACTGGGAGAGGAGTTTATATGGTCAGACGAGCCGACGTACGACGATGATGGAGTTCTTGAGACGACATCGGCGACATTTATTCCTGCGACATTGAACGACAATCAGGTTCTGATGCAGGCGGATCCAAGTTACCGACAGAGGCTCATGCAGCTTTCTGATTCAGAGCGGGACAGGTATCTTCACGGGAACTGGTTGGCATCGAGCATTACTGGAACGGAGTGGAACCGCGATCTGTTTATTGACCTGTTAGTTCCGTTTGAGCAGTATCCTGTTCCGAGGCATGCAAGCGACGTTGTGCGGATGTTTTCGGTTGATGCGAGCAAAGGGAAGCATCAGCACAAGGGAGATTACTCGGCGATCATCTGTGTTGCGCAGAATTCCGAATTGAAATACGTCGATGCGGACGTAAAGCGACGACCACCGGGCCAGATAGTCGAGGATCTTTTTTTATTCACGAATCAGGAGCATCACAGCATCAGATCTGGAGACCTGATTGGGATTGAGGCACTTCAGTTCCAGTCGATCTTCATTGATTTGATTATGCACTACGCAGCGGCCCATCCTGACTATGCTCTCAGCAAGTATCTTCGATCTGGGGGAATTATCATCCCGGTTCAGGACATGTTGAAGAAAGAGATGCGAATCAGGAGGCTTGACGGCCCTCTTCGGCGAAGAGAATTCAGGTTAATTGAGAACCCTAGTACTTCATTGCTGTTGAACCAGTTCAGGAACTGGGATGGAATGCCCGGTGTGGGCAAGCATGACGACGCGATTGACGCACTGGACATGGCGTTGCAGTTACCGGGACATTTGGAACGGTATTATAAGGAATTGCGTAAGTGAAGGACGGACAGAAACTCCCCAACAAACTCACCCTCCGCACAGGCTGGCGCGCATTCACATGTTACGAGTGCAAGTACAGATGGGCGGAACCGACGCGAGACAGGTTTTCGCCGAGCGTAGAGTCATGCCCGCGATGCAGCGACAATTGTGTCCCAGAGCGCTACTGGCACGACGAAGAGTTGCAGACGGATAAGTTCGGCAATCTTATTCCAGTGGAGGATCGCGATGACAATTAGCCCTGACGACAAGATGGACGCACCGATCGACGATATTTTGTATTGGAGTTTCAGGCTGATAAAAAGAGCGTCAGCCATGATGAAAAACGAACCTGTCAGTGAGATGAGTGACGCAGAGATGGGTGTGCTTGAGAAAGAGTATTGGGAGAAAGAAGAGGAACTGCGGCAGGCGTATTTGGTGGTGTTGAAACTGCGATGCAAAGAGATCGCTGATCACTGTGAGTCGATTGGGTTTAGGGGAGTGACGGAGAAGTTTGTCAAGGAAAATCCGTTTTTGATGGCTTTGGCGTACGGACAATTTTGTGAGATAGACCATGCCTAAGAAGTGTAAATCTTGTTCATCAAAAGACCCGGAGATGATAATCTTCGTGATGATTCAGACGGTCAGTGTCCTGTGCTGTCAGACGATGATCCCGATGCCGTACGCCGGGCATCATGCACATTTCGTGCGAAGTAAGAGTAGCTGGTGGTCAGACTTCGAGTAAAATAGGCTTGTTTGCATTTGCGAAATCACTGAAACCCTTTAATATGGTTTCAGGAGAATTCAAAATGATCAATCGAGTAAATCAATCCACGTCGTATTCCATCGAGCACGAATTATTCGCCATATCTGCGTCGAAAGTCGCTCGCCAGATTATGGAGGAGTTGGGAACGGGTTACTCTAGGCAGAACGACGAGGGCGACGACACGTTTCCGCACGGAGGCGAGGAGCCATACGACATCACTGAGGGGACGCTGGGCGTAAACCGGGTCATGACGTTGGGCGACAGCTTGTCGAGAGTGTGTTGGGGCTCAAACGCGAAGGACAACAGGGCGTACTACATTGCGGACACGGGTCACGTCGTCACGGTGAAGCCGAAGAACGAGGCGAATCCGAATGCAAAGGCTGTGAAGAACGCAGAGCGATTCCTTGAGAAGTGGCAGAAAGAGAACAATTGGAAGCTCCGTCAGTCGGAGGTGAGTCACCGTTGCGACCGTCACGGGGAGGTATTTGACCTTCTGTACTACGACGACGACGGGATTTTGCGAGTTTATTTCGCGGAACCGACTGATCTTGAGGAAGACCCGAACAGCCAGTATCAGGACTCGAATGCGGGTGACAATCCGTCGCCATATCCGTTCATCGACTTATTTGGTGTGCGGCGTACGAACGACATCAGGTACAGGCCTGTCGCATATTTCATTGAGAGCGAATGGTTCCCTGATCTACGTTATGTTTCTCAGATGGGCGCAGTACCTGCACCTGAGAGCCTAAATTCAGGGAAAGTGGCAGTTCAGCACCGCAAGCGGAATGTTTTAGCGAACGATCCACGGGGATTGACGCTATTTTGGCCTGTGCGTGAGGAAATGATCTTTGCCAAGAAGTTGCTGGCAAACCTGATGCGAGTATCGACGTTTCAGGCGGCGTATGGTGCGATCCGGACGATAAACGCCAGCCAAGGAGCGGATCAGGTGGCAAGCTGGCTTGCATCACAGCAGACGGGGGATGGATCTGCAGGTCAGCGGGAGAGTTTTGACTTCCCGGCCGCATCCGTGGTTACAGTCCCCGGCACGATCACATATGAGTTCCCGGAGACAGGCGCGGGTAACAGTAATCAGATCGAAGTTCTGACGAGTCTTCTGCGCGCGTGCTCTGCCGGGATGAAAATTCCTGAGTTTATGCTGTCTGCGGACGTATCACAGGGGAACTTTGCATCGACGCTGGTATCGGAGGGGCCGTTTCATAAGGGAATGCGATTCGAACAGTCCCAGATGGTCGCGGAGGACGAGGTTATCCTGATGCAGGCGTTGCGATACGCTGCATTGAGAGGTGTTGAAGACATCACTGACGCGGATATCGATGACATCGTGCTTCATATTAAGCCACCGAGGGTACAGACGAGGAACCGCGCGGAAGACTTCGACGTCAACAAGGAGTTGTACGACCGAGGAGAACTATCAGGCAAGACGTTGCTGGCCGAGGAGGGCAAGGAGCGGGAGTCTGAACAGGCTCAACGACAGTCGGAGTTGAAAAATGAACTGGATTTACCAAAGGGCAGCAGTTTAGCGACGACTGCGTCGATGCCAGGGCCTGTGACGAAGAAGAAAACCGACCCAATGAAGGAAAAAGGGGTCTCGAAAGGAAATCCGGAAAAAATTATACAGAAATGAGTTGCACAACTGAAAAGGTGTACTTACAAACGAAGTCACTTGATTTCGGCGAAACGCTGAAACGGGAAAATGAAAAATGTGCGCTTGCAACAAAAATAAAAAGAAGCCACCACCTCCGCCTCCACCACCGGAACCTTAAAAGTGAATGACGCCCTTGAAACCGAAGATGCATTTGAGGCAATTGCCGAAGAACGCATTGATCGCGAGAAGGGAATCATCCGTGGGGTGAAGTTGTTAGGGATTCGTTCGAAGAACAGGCGAGACTACGACACACCTGGTGTTCGTGTGTCAGCCCAGAAGTTGCTTTCGGGCGCTGCGATATACATTGACCATCCGAAGACGGCGACGGACGCACGATCCTACAAGGATAAGTTTGGCGTTGTCGGCAAGGAAGTGAAGTATGTTCCTGGACAGGGACATTTTGGCGACATCCACTTCAACCCGAAGAATCAGGTCGCCGAGCAATTTATTTGGGACGTGTTGTTCGCTCCGAACACTTTTGGAATGAGCATCAACTCTGCAGTGAAGTATGCGGACGATGGTCGTCGGAATAAGACAGGCGATCAGGTTATTGAGTCAATTGAGGTATTGCGTTCTCTTGACGTTGTGACGCGGCCCGGCACGACGGACGGAATTTTTGAATCTGAGGAAGATGAAACAATGGATCTCAAGACCCTACGCGAAAAGCATCCTGAACTTGTAACAGAGTTGTTGAAAGACAACTCGAAGTCAGTCACGGAACAAGCAGAGTTGGACGCTGCCAAAAAGGAAGCGGCCGACCTGAAGGTTCGTCTGGATGCATTGGAGTCTGCGAATGCAGCCGCCAAGCTGAAGTCTGAAGTGGAGAAAGAAGTCAGCGATGCGTTTGAGGGGGTTGAGATCGAGAGTGAACTACTTGGCGAAATCGTCGAGTGTGCTTGTGAGATGAAGGCGGATACCCGCAAGAAATTCACAGGTGTTTTGGCTAAGTTATCTCCGATGCTGGTTGACGCACCTGACGAAGAAGAAGTCGAAGTTGACGAGGAAGTCGTCATCAAGGAAGAAGTCGAAGAAAAGAAGCCGGCATACGTGCCAACTCGGAAGAACAAAGAGTCGAAGGCTTCTGCTTCTTACGACATATACAAGTCGCTCGGTCTAAAAGTGTCTTGAACCGCCGTACGGGCTTTTGAATTCAAAATTGATCTTTGTGTTTTTGGAGTGACGAAATGCCACGGTGCCTCGATGTAATGAATCAGTACGGTCATGTTCCTGATGACACGGACATTCGTACGTTGTCTTTGCCTGCGACTCTTGTCGATGTTTGTCCTGGGGATTTCCTAGGTTCGGACACAACCACGGGAGTTCTAACGGCCGCGTTGATCCAAACGGATCAGGCGTGGGACACGAATTTGAGTACGACTCAGGTTGCTGCAGCGGCAAAGTTGATTGGGGTCAGTCTGCAGGAAGTAGATTCTGACGCCGGCGTGTGCAATGACGCACCGACGAGCATTCCAGTTGCGTGGCGTCGCACCGGATCATCGTTCCGTCGTGCCTACAAGATTGTAGACACGGCTGGAGCAGCGGCACCGACCACATGGATCATTGGTCAGGGATTCACGTTCGGCAAAGTTGCTGGATCGAATCTGTTGTCCAACAACACGATCCAGAAAACAACAACTGGTGCTGACATTGTGTTTCGCGCTGTGAAATCAAGCGGTGCTGATTCTGTTGCGTACGCTGAGGTTGAGTTCTCAACATAAGCATGTCATTGGTGATGTGTCGAAAATCTCTAGTTTTTTGTACAGGAATTGCATCATGGCGAATCGCCAATTGACTGAAAAACTTCTTCGCGACATGAAGAAGCACAAAGAGTCCGACGTGTTGGAGTCGCTGCAGGGTGCGATAGAAGCTAAGTCAGTAAAGCCTGCTGACATCGACTTGACAGCATGTCTGGAATCGGACTTTGGTCCTGATTGGCGTCGTCGAACATCCGAGAACGGTGTTTCGGATGATGCGATGGAAGCGATCATCACAAGTGGCACGTTCAACAAGATGGCGCAGATCGTTATCCGGAACAGCCTGCGTGAAAATCCACGCGAAGAGTACATGATCAGTAACATGGTCGGTACGGAGTCTCGTGGCGAGTGCGAAGAGTCTTACAAGGACTTCGGTGCATTCAGCGACATCAAGGTTCATGAAGTTGGCGAGTTGGAAGCTGGCCCTGATTACGGGCTTTCGACTGACTGGTTGCAGCATCCGAATGGAAAGGCTGTTGCTGCCGGGGTAGCGTTTACTCGTGAAGCAATGTGCAAGGATCCAAACGGATACTTGATGCAGCAGATTCCGAAGTTGCGTGATGCTCACGACCTCTACCGCGAGGAAAAACTGGTCGATGCTATGATTGGGTACAACGTAACTTGGAACCGATCGGACACTGACTACGACATTTTCTACGACAGTGGGTATGGAAGTGTGTTTGCTAGTGGAGCGAATGGCCCGTGGATCAACGCATCGGCAGAAGCGATCGTGTGCGGTGAAGACCTACAGGTTGTAAAGAACATTTTCTACGACATGACAGACATTGTTCATGGTCGTCCGATGTCGATGGATGTGAACGGGTTAGACGTGTTCACGAGCCAGCGGACACGGGATCGGATCAACCCGATTTTAAACGCAACAAGTGTTGAGCGTGATGCGACATGTCCGGGTTCAGGCGACACGATTCACTATTTCATGTCCCCTGAGATTGCGAACGGAATGACGTTTAGTCCGAAGGCATACATTCGTCTGATGCAGGCGATTGCCAGCCGATACAGCTTGACGACTGCTCGTGCGAACGAGTGGATCTTCTTTGGTAAGCTGACTGAGTTCCTTGCTTGGACGTATCAGGTCCAACCTGAAGTTCGCCGGCTAACGCTGGCCGCGCAGGACCAGAAGAAACGAGTTGTTGCTCGCTACGACAGTTACTCCAAGGGTTATGCTTGGATCAAGGATCCACAAAAAGCAATGTGGATCACTGGATCTGAGTCAGACTCGATCTAATAAATTGAAAAGCGTGAGTTGTTAGAGAGCGGCGGCGAGTGATCGCCGCCGCTCTTTCTGTTTAACGAAGGGTGGAGATTGAAAATGGCTGCTGGAATTTCGAAGATATGGGCATTGCGTATGCCCGGTGGGATGACAAAGATTATTAAATCAGACAGTTCTCTGTCTGAGAAAGACGCGAAAGATTTGTACATAGAATCTTTCGCGTACAGGTCAGCCCGATGCCTGTTGGACAAGGAAGCTCTTTGGCCTCTTTGCAAGGCGATTGACGAAGCAGAGATGCACAGGGACTTTACTTTGTTCCTACAGGAGAGCCAGGTAACCGGAAAGCATAAGCATCTTGTGGAGGTTTGATCGTGGCCGACTGTCTTTCATGTGTGGAACTGGAACAGAAACTATGCGAGCTCGCTGAAGAGATCGCAGCAGCCAGTTGTGACACGCAAATATGGAAGGAAGGCGACACGACCCGCGACGGGACTGCTGGTCTGCAAGCCAAGGTTGACGTGATGAACATGTACCGAGATCTTTACACTTCGAAGAAGTGTGGATCTGATGGGGAGCTTTACGAGTTCATTCATGTGCCATGCGTCACACCTGTGACATGCGTTGGGACTGTATGCCGCACAGTACCTGCTGTCAGAGAGCAGAGGAGGTATCGCAGGTGAGTCACTCTAGCTCAGAATCATGCTGTGATGACACGCTTTGTGCCTGTGAAGACTGGTTAACGTCGTTTTGCGACTACGAGACGGTGACGTTGGATTATTGCGACGTGCAGACGGTATTTTACCATGCACGTTCGCGCGGGATTCAAATGTCATCGGCAAACGTGCAGGAAGGAATCCATCCGGCCGACAAGGTCTTCAGGATTTCGACATTGGAGAATTCTGTCGAGGTAGGCATTGGCGGAACGATCACGGATTCAGACGACACGGAATGGGTCATCTATTCGGTGACTGATTTAGTGTCGTTCTGTGTCAAGGTCATGCATGTGAGATCAGTATCGGCATGTTTCCAGTTGCTGGAGAATGTAGATGTGCTTGAACTCGATTGCGCCAACTGTGAGACATGCGATGACGTGGTGCGATACAAGAGAGTGGGGCGAGTCAAAGGAAAGATTACGGCGCAAAGCGGAACTCTCCAGACGCGAAACGACTCACGAGATCTCATCTACACATTCTCAGGATCACTGGTGCGATGGCCTCTATCAGTTCGTCCATCGGCGAACCACCGACTGAAGGACAAGTCTGGTATGTACCGGATCACACGAGTGACTGATAACGGCGTCTTTGTTCCGTATTTAGTCGGATTGGAGGCAGAAAATGTCCTCTGTGACGTTCGTTGATCATAGCAAGAAGATCAAGGAGAAGTTGGACAGGAAGTTAGAGGAATGCATTCGGGCAGCGGCTGTTTCTTTGTCTGCCAGCTACAGGGATGGACTACAGGCGAACATAGCTCCACAGCATTCGAATATCGGAGAGATTCCGCATGCATACGCCGGTCACAAGCCAGGAGGATTTGGGCCTCTGAATGGGTACGGTGAAGCAAACAATACGACAGCACAAGGTTTTGCTAGGGATCAAGGAGTTGGCAGCGACTTTCTGTCAAATTACATTGAAGGTGGAGCGAGTGGGCATTTCGGAACTATCGAGGGATTTGTAGGATTCCGTAAAAGCCATGTCGTTGACCGAAGTAAGAACTATCTTCTTTGGCACGACAGTAATGGGAGACCATGGGTGTACCCATTGTTTCGAGAGAACAGATCTCAGATGGCCATGGCAGCAAAAAAAGGATTCAAGGAAGCAGAATGACCTACGTCGTCTACGGTTGTGGCACACCGATCAAAGTCGAAACATATTCTCCGGAAGTGGCAGAAGCACTTGTCGTTGAAAATTACGGCGTTAAGATCGAAAACATCATAGCAGTGAGGGAAGACAATGTCGTGTTGCATCGAGACGGCGATTCTTGACGCGCTGCGATCATTGACATGTACTCCAATCAAGACGGAAAACCATTTCATTGATCAAAGAAAATGCGAGAACTGTGTTCCGTATGTAGTTCTAAAAGCAAGCGAAACTGCTGGTCTTCGAACGAGTTCCGGAATACAAACTATCTGGTCAATCGACATCAAGGCATACTTCGATTCGTCGAAACCTCAGATGGCGAGAGACTACCGTGATCTGGTTAGAACATGGTTATACGGGAGTCGGTGTACTGACCTAGGTGTTTGTGGTTGCTTTTGTATTCAGGGGACACCGACGCTCTCAATCAAGGCGGCCGACAAGGAAGTGGTTTTCAGTTTGTTGTTCCGAGGTTCATACAATTTAGTGGCTTCCGATTCAGTATCTGCATCGGTTTAATGGAGATTTAAAATGCCCTTTACTGCCGGTGATGTTCTGTGCTGTGCTTCCAATGCTTGCGTTTTGCTAGACACGGCTGCTGGATCCGCGTCTGAAGACTGGGATTTGATTCCGCATGTGACGCTGATTGGATTCACTGAAACGGCGAACACCCCGAAACTAGTGACATCGTCCAGTGGTGGCGCTGAGTTGTCGTCATGCGGCACAGTGACTCGCAATGGAAACCTGGCGCTCGCGTGTCACAACGGAACAGGTCCGTATATGCTGTGTATCAACAGCATTCATAGAATCCGGTGGGCTCAAGATTGCGACGATATCTGGACATCGGGTGCAGTGGTTGCGAATCCCGTTGAAGGTGAGTACTTTGAGGCTGTCATTCGAATCACAACTGTTCCTGTGATTTTGGATATCGCCGGTAACCAAGCGATCATCGTCAATTATGCTTTTGATGTTCTGCGATGGGTTCATCATCCATCAGTTGACAGCCTGTGCCAGACGGAACAAAACACTTAATTTAATGGACCGATAAATGATCACTGTGTCTATCGGCGGAAAAGACATTGTGGTGAAGCCAAAATACCTTCTGGACTACGTCCAGAAGGTGGACTTCATCAAGGCTCGAAGGGCTACTCCATATTCGTTGATTCAGGGGTTCCCCCCGAAGCTCGACGAGGAGAACTACAAGATCCTCGTCTCGCTCGCGATGAAGACTGTGTATTCGCAGTCATCATCAGTATCGATCGAGGAAGAGATCTGCTTCGACAAGTCGGATGAAGGCTTTCTGTACGGTCTGTGGAAGTGCATTCCTGCAGCGTCGAAGAAAGTCCCAGAGACGTTTCAGGCCGGCTTCGCGCGTGTGAACGCGATCTGGGAGTCAGCGACTACTGAAGAGAAGGTTGAGTTGAAGGTTGCGTTGCACGCCACGGACGAAACGAACAACCTAAAAAACTCCGATGGCCCGAGCGGCGAGCAGAGCCCGCCGGGCACGCAGGAACAATGAAAATCGCACCCGAGCCAAAGGTTCCGGTGGATGAAGTGAGCGGAAATCGCTATAAGATGATGGCGATTGCGGTAACGAGGAACAGCGGAATGACGTTGTCCGACGCAATGAGCCTGACACTGGTAGAGGCATACCTCGCACTGGGAGCGAATTTCCGTGGCTGATGACGACTCACTGCTTGATGTATTCGTCAATGTGAAGCCCCGGTTCGACCAGGACTTCGACAAACTCATCGATGATGTGATGACGAAAGTCCGCGAGCGCTTCATCAACATGGCTCCCGTGGTCGTTCCTGTAAAAGCAGGTCAAGCAAGTGGTGGTGGTGGTGGCGGTGGCGGTGGCGGCGGCGGTGGCGGTGGTGGCGGCGGCGGTTCAAACGCTGCGGATCTGCAAAAACAACTCAGGCTTGCAGTCAAAGCATTTGAAAGAGAGAAGGCGATTCTTTCGATCGATGTTCGCATTGCGAACGACACGGATCTGAAAAACAGATTGCAGGCATTGTCGTCTCAAGTTGTCTATGAACAAAGGAAGTTCGAGACGACAGACGACGACACAACAAAGACCAACGCAATCGTCAAAATCAACGAACTTAGATACCAAGAATTAAAAATCCTGAGAGACAGCACAGATGCCGCTAAGGAGCTAGCAGGACTGGACGCTCAGAGGGGTTCGAGTCAGGACAAAAGCTTTTTATTCCGGGAACAGAAGTCAAGTTCAGCAGCGGCCCTGCTCGGCATCAAAGGCGCAGGCAAGTCGATCTCTGCAGCAGGCGATGATGACCTCAACGATCAGTTTAAGGTCTTGAACCAGCAGATTGACGTAGCAAAATTGAAGCTGTCTCAGGGACTTGGCGCTGACAACCTGATCGACGTGAATGCCGCAACCGCAGACATCAAAAGATTGTCAGCGGAGATTGATCTTCTACGAATCAAAGCAAACGCAGTAACAACTGAAAAAACCGGACGGCAAGCGACATTTGATCAGCTTAAAACAGAAGAGATACAGACAAAAGTCGAAGCTGACGTTGGGGCTTCGTTACGTCAGCAGGCAGTTCAAGGCATATCATCGCAAGACAGGCAATCGATTCTTAAAAGTGCTGGAGATATAAAAATACTGGAAGCAGCATTGCAGGCTGCTGATAAGGCATTTGATGGTAGTGAAGCAAAACTTCTGGCATACATCGCAGCGTTGATCAGGCTGAACGGAGTCACAGACAGCACTAAAGACGCTTTAGCTAAACTCAAGTTACCACTTGATAATACGGGTCTTGGCGAACTCGGCGGATCTGCGACGGGCGGTGGCGCAAGAGGAGATCTAAAAGAAAAGCAGCAAGATCTTCAGAAGATAGGAAGCTCGTTCAACAACTTGAGCAACAACGCATATCAAGCTGGTCAGGCGATTGAAGACTTCGCTGTTGGGTTCAGCCTCAATGGGATTGCCGGTGGTATTCGTGGAGCGGCGAATAACGTCGCGTTCATTCTGAACGACATGTCGCGTTTGCCACAGGTCACAGATTTAGCAGTAGCGGCTGTTCAAAAGATGAAGCCTAATCTGCCAGTAGAAGAGGCTAAAAAACTCGGTGCTAAGTATGCCTCGATGATCCCACTAGCGGCAGGTATCGGATCCGCTCTTGCGATCGTTGTTCTTCCTAGAATGGTTGAGTGGCTGGAAAGCCTTAATGATGTTGAATTAAAAATTGTAGACATTTCCGATGAAATCAAAAGAAATTTTGAAACGACACAAATCAAGATCAAATTAAATGTTGATAATACTGGTTTAGAAAAGTCAATCAGGGACGCAACATCTGTCGCTTCTATTCTCGAAAACATACGAGACTTAAAAGATAAGCAGCAAGCGCGTGCGGATGAGGTTTCAGGCTTATTTGTAGGAGCAGGAGAGACAAGGGATATTCAAAGAGCAATTAGTGGTGCAACAACTTTGAATGAACTTGCGGGCAAACGTCTTAAAATCGATTCCGAAAGGTTGCGTAGTATAGACGCAATCAACAAAAGTTTTTTAGGAAGTGTTGGTTTAGATATATCACAAGGATTTGCTCCTGAAACATTACCGACGTTTTCATTGGCTCCTTTATTTGATAGCACTCAACGGTTTACTGAACAGTCGGGAGCGACATTAAGAGAAACTACTCCACAATTACAAAAGGCAGTGACCGCCGTTTTAGATCTCGAAACATCATTAAAAGCAGTAAACAAAGAAGGCTTGAAAGGGATTGCAGATCCAGACAAACTAGGAAACGCTTTAGCTAAAATAAGGGAAGTTACTGAATCGATCAAAAAAGTTAATGAGTTAGGTCTTTTAGATTTAGAAGACGAAAAGAATACAGAGTCAATCCTTAAAAATATCGATGCATTAGTGCCTGGGTTAAAAAGAGCTAAGGAAATCGCCTTAGAAATGTCAAATGCAGTTAACGAACAGTTTGGAATTGCATTCGAGGGAGCGAAGTTGAAGGTAAAAGAACTACAAAACCAACTGGATTTAAGTCGCCAAGTCGCAAGGGGAGCAAATACAGAATTTGACTTAAAGCTACTGAAGATTTCTGAGGAAATAACAAAAGGCAAGAGTCTGCTGGCTGAAGCGATTGATGCAGTAAATAAAGACCCAAACATCAAAGGGAAAGAAGAAGGAATAAAGATATTAGAGGAGGAGAATGCGATTAGAAATAGGCTTTATTTTGAAAGCATTCTTGCTGAAGAAAAAATACTAGAGCTCAAAAAAAAGCAGTCAAAATTTACTACCCTAGATTCGTACACGAAGGATTTGCAACAGAATGCGCTTAGCTCGGCAGAAGACGCATTAAGAGAAAATATAAAAAGGACGGAAGAAGTGATGAGGAAGCAGTCTGCTGGACAAGACATTACTCAGGCTATTTTATCTCCTCGTGGTAATTTCCTATCGATACAAGAACAGAAGCAACTCGGTAAGATTCCGTCCATGGAAGAACAAAAGCAACGCGAAGCATCTGCCTTTATGGAAGCAATGCGAGTGACGCTGAATCCTCTGCAAAAAATCGTGGATTCACAGGACAGGACAACTGAGGCAGTCAAGAAAATTCCAGGGGCAGTAGCTAAATGAGCATTTACGACGACTACACATTTATCGTTGAAGCGGTGCATCCATCGGCACACCTAACATACCAGTCTAGGCATGCTTCGACGTCACGTAAATTTAAGATCCCTTGTCAGAACGCAGAAGAGTTTGTGCTGCGTCAGTTAGGTAAGTTCTACGATCAGACTGACACAGAAACACCTCGTCTTCCTGCTCCATACCCGTTTACAGAAGGTGGAGCGACAGATTACGGACAAATAAGTTTAGTGGCGACAGGGTTTACAATTGAGCCTGTCAGCGGTGTGTGCTTAAACACTTCGGGTGGAACGCCTGACAACAATATCGACACTCCGACCTCAATAGTTCAGCTTGAAAAGTATTGGTACGAAAACCCAGGTGTCAATGACCCTGCTGACGAGTGCTGTCAGTGCCTTGCAACCGTCACGTACGAAGAGAATCCGTGCGACTGCATGACGTTTGATGGAGAGACTGGTTTATGGACTGTACATGAATTTATTCTTCCGAATACCTGCGCAAGCGTCGAGCGCAACCCGTCGTACGAGATGTTTACTCTACCGAACGGAAATCTAATTTGGGCTGATCTTCCGGAGAATGAAAACAGGAAACTGAAGCAGGATAGCTTTGCCTACAAGGTAATTCCAAAGGCAGATATTATTGTCAGTTGGCACAATGTACCAGTCAACAAACTATGCCAGATTGAGTCGCACTTGCGTGAGTTTCGGGGATGCGTAAATAATGCGATATGGGGAGAACAGTTATTTTGCGATGATGTGAGCGAAGGATCTGGCGTCGGCGGCTGCAGTTATTATGAGCCAGAAACGATCATGTTTGTCGATTATCAAGAGGACGGACAGTTTCACACGGATGCGTTTGGAGGGATGCGACAGGACGGCCCTGTCAGTAACAGAAACACGACCACTCTAAAATTGATCTTCAAACAAAAAAGAATACCGAACGATTTAGACCCGGTTAATCCGTATGGATGGAATCATCTGTTTATGGATCGCGAAACAGGAGTTGATTCATGGATGCGAGTTCAGGTAGAATCGACAGGTGAAGATTTATTTCAATTGGCATCATTCAACACAATCATGTACCCAATGATTTAATATGGCACCACCGAAACGATGGACACCTAATGATCCAATAACAGCCGAGCAACTGAACCAAGCAGTGTTCGAGTCTGTTATTCCACGTCGTGAAGTGGTTCTTGGAAACGGTTTATCGCTGGTAAATGAGTCGCTGGGGAACCAGACGGCTAACATGCGGCGACAGATGACCAAGCTGGTAGTTGCAACAACAGACTTCTTGGTTTCTGCTACCACAACAGATCTGAACACAGGTGTCCTTGATGACGTGCCTTCTGGGTTAGTTAAAGAAGTAAGGCTTAACAGAAAAACAGGGACACACGCAGAAGATAATTTATCTGGTGATTTCAGGGCTTGGGATCCAGTGTCTGGACTTTCGGCAGCATTTTGTGCTTTGCATTCTGCGTCAGATAACGCTGAAGTAGCAACCAAGTCTGCTTGTGACGTTTTTTATGTGATATACAACGAAGACTCGAAGCGGTGGGAGGTGCTTACGACCGGCGCATCGCAGAATCTAAGACATGCGATCGTATGTGACTGCGTTGGTGACGGATGGTATGTGATGGAGTTTGCGGATTGTCTACCATCAGCACCACCCGATTGTGACCCGTTGTGTGCGAGCACTAGTGCTTCAGCTTCAAACGACGATTACTCATGCAGTTCGTCAGCATCAAATAGCGGCGACCTATGCAGCCTATGTAATCTTAGTGGTTTTGAATGTGAATGCGGTGGACCTGCGACATTCGACGCAGATCGAGATGCTGGACATGGGAATGGGACATTCGTGTATGCATACGACAAGCGAACAGTCCCATTGAAGATCGGCGGTGCAGCGACAATTGCTTGGCTTGGAGACTTATGTGATACCCCATGCGGGTCCGCGTCCGCGTCCGCGTCCGCGTCCGCTTCGGACTCAAACGTATCATCGAATTTATTGTACACTGTTTTGAATGGTGACTATGAATTAGTTACAATTCCACATGAGGTCTGGGAATGCTGTCCGATCGAAGGAATCAAAAAGGTTGCGTGTTACACGTTTATCGTCGAAGGCGTAATGTGTATTGGGCCAACAGATCCGTGTGATAGTGCGAGTGCGAGTGCGAGTGCGAGTGTGTAGAAATGAGCAGATCTCCTAGGAAGTCTTCAACAGGACCGAATATAGATGCCTACATAGACCGCAGAATGCATCTTCTTAAAAACACTCCACCCTGTCCTGTTTGCATAGTAAAGAGTAGAATCCGACTGGAAGAGTATCTGTTTGTTCGTCCTGCGACATGGCGATGTCTGGACTGCAATCATGGATTTGGGTACGAGCCGAAGGAATGAATTGTTGACTCAATTCGTTTATTTTTATGTTCAGGCACCTGACAACGGCGAAGAGTTGCGGCTGTCGATTGCTTCAGTGCGCAAGAACTTCGTTGGAGAACCGTCGTTCATCGTGATCGGCGAGAAGCCTCCGTGGTACGACGGACAGCACATTCCACTAAAGCAATTCACCGGGATTCGCGACAACCCTGCTCGCATGCCGTTTCGCGATACCCAGCACAAGATCATGCACGTTGCCAGCAGCGATCTCATTGAAGAAGAGTTCGTCTGGATCATGGACGACTGCTACATGCTGAAACCAACGACGATTAAAGAGATGCGAACTCCGAGATACGATCCTTGGTATAAAATAAACGTAAAGGCAACGTGGCATCAAATCATCCGGATCACGTTCGCCGCGTTGGGCAAACAAGGTAAGTCGCAGCTTCAATACGGCACGCATCTTCCGCATGTGTTGACTAAAACAAATCTTCGATCCATGTTTGAAACGTACGGGTTCCCAGGGCAACTCTGTTTGTTTGAAATTCTGTATGGAAACACATTTCATAATCCAAAAGATGCAGTACCATACGGCGCGAATTGGCAGGGAGTTGAGTACCCGATGTTTCTCAAGAGGCTTTTGCGTCCTATGACTCGGCAGCAGTTGGATACGATCGATGCAAACTTTCTGAACTACCAAGCCAAGGTTTGGAACACAACTACGAAATTGTGGTTGCAGCAGAGGTTCGGATAATGCTTAACGTCTTCACATACTGGGAAAACGATCCGAATAAAAAAAAGATGAAGTATATCGACATTTGCCTAGACAGCATTAGGTTTCACTGTCTTGATGGGTGTCTGTTTCATCATGTGACATCGAAAAACATAAGCAAATACATACCAGATGGTGTCTTGAATCCTGAATGGAAAAAAATCAAGCAACTCGGAGTAAAGTCTGACTGCGTCAGGGCAGCCTGTTTATTTCTGTACGGTGGTATGTACATAGACGCAGACACAATGATGCTGAAGAGCCCGAAACATCTTGACACTGGAGCGGACTTCGGTGGTTCTGTCTGGACTGTTCCTCCAAGAAGGGTAATTGCTGGGTATTGCTACTGCGCGAAAAGAAGCAGGGTTGCAAAGGCGTGGGTTAACAACATAAACGCGAATCTTGAAAAGGGAATTATTGGATGGTGTGAGCTTGGCGAGGGATGCCTAACTTCATCAATAGACGATTCCTGTGTGGTTGATGTGTGGCCAATCTCAACATTCCTTCCTGTTGAAATAGACACAAGCGTTCATAAATTATTTGAGGATGGCGATCCTGCGGAATGTATCGATGACTCAACAGTTGCGTTTGGGTTGAACAACTCTTGGATGACTCGCAGGAAAACGATGGAAATGATGATTGCTGGGGCGGATGCACTCAAACTAAAGGCGAGGAGAGCGTCATCGACAAAGCTGATTCATAGGGTAATGGAGTTTGGTGAATCTAAAATAAACAGAATGAGCATTGGTGTCTGTGTTCCGACATTCAGGCGACCGGAACTTCTTGGGCACTTGATCGAGTGTTTTAGTCAGCAGGAGTATAAGAACGCAGAGTTGATTGCGTATGACGACTGTGGTGAAATAAACGAAGCGAGCGGAGACGGTTGGACTATCGTCAGTAGGAATGAGCGTCATGCATCTCTCGGCGAAAAGAGAAACGCAATAGCACGCATGATGCCAGAAAAAGATGTGTATGTATTCTGGGATGACGATGAGATACTTCTTCCTCATGCACTAACGGCGATTGAGCATGCTTTGAGTCGTGCAGATTTTGCCCGCGCAAGTCAGGTTTACACGACACAAGGAAGGAACCTTGTCAGGACAAAGACTTACTACAGAAGAGACGCTGAAGACAAGGCATTCCAGTGCAGTTGGGGAATTACAAGATCTGCGTTTGAATGTGTTGGAGGGTATGACTCTGTCTCTCTTGGGGAAGACCTAGTTTTGGCAAAGAAACTGAGAGACGCTGGGATTTCAGAATCCGATCCCATTGAGCTAGGGTGGAAACCATTTCTTGTAGCAAGCCCATACAGCAACACACACTTCTCGTGGAACTGCAAGGATTACGAGGAGTGGAACAGAGTCACTGAAAAAGCTGCGGTTGATGTTATTGTGAGACCGCATGAATTTAAGTTTACACAGTTCGGGGAAACAGTCATCGACAGACCGTGGTCTGGGGACTGGTATGAGGATGAAGTGCGATGACTTCCAAGTATGATGAAGAGCGTAAGTTTTGGGCCGACGAAATCTCTCGTTACGTGAAGTGGTATCGAGGAGAGATTAGATCAAAAGAAATGTACGGCGTTCGATGTCCCGATTCAAAGACTCAAATCCGCAGGTTTGAAACAGAACAGTTGAATGCAATCGAGACATGGATCAATTGTGATAAGTGGAGATATTGCCGTCACTTGATCATCGAGCCAACATACTTCTCTGGAAAGATAATTCTTGAGGTTGGCTGTGGCCCACTTGGTCTTTCACGCTTTTTTGCAGGCGCAAAGGTGACAGGGATTGATCCTCTTCACACACACTACTCAGAGTGTGGGTATCCAATTCACATGAATTCAATAATCAACGAAGACCTTCGGATAGAAGACTTCAATGCTCCGGATGAATCGTTTGATGCTGTGATCTCTGTTAATGCGATTGACCATGTTGATGACTTTAAGGCAGCGATCGCCCAGTGCGAGAGAGTTTGCCGATCAGACGGAGAGATCAGGATTGAAGTTCATTATCATGCAGCAACAGTGACTGAGCCGCATGTCCTTACGGACAGCGATGTAGGAGCAGCATTTAGTAAATTCGCAGTTCGAAAAATATCTGAGAATCCTTCGTGGGTGTTTTACCCAAAAGGAACACATCCAGAATCTGACAGATTTGCGTTGTGGAGTAACAGAGATCACATCTACAGAGGAGCTTATTAATGAACGAGTCAGATGCTCTAAGAAAAATGGTTTCTCCTGGAATGAAACGCAAATCAGCGTTCAGAGGAGGAATTGTTCAAATCCACATCACACGCGCATGTGACAAGGCATGTTTTGGGTGTACGCAGGGGTCGAACCTTGGCGGAAAACTGACGATGATTAGTACGGACCTGTTCGCTCAGGCTGTCGATACTTTAAAGGATTATTTTGGAGTGGTTGGGATATTTGGTGGTAACCCTGCGATGCATCCGAAGTTCCCTGAGTTATGCGACATACTAAATGATCGGATCCCAAAAGAAAGATGCGGTTTATGGTGCAATCATCCAAAAGGTCACGGAGAAGTGATGCGGCGTACTTTCAATCCGAAAGTGTCAAACTTGAATGTACATCTGGATGTTGAGGCTTACGGCGAGTTTAAGCGTGATTGGCCCGAAAGTGATCCATTCGGACTACATGATGATTCTCGGCACTCTCCGGTGTACGTCGCAATGCAGGATGTGATCGCCGATGAATCGGAGCGATGGGATCTGATTGCGAACTGCGACATTAACCAGAAGTGGTCGTCGATGATCGGCATGTTCCGAGGAGAACTTCGCGCTTGGTTCTGCGAGATCGCCGGAGCCCAGTCAATCTTGCATCAGTTTGATCCTGAATACCCTGATACGGGAGTTCCAGTAGTTGCAGGGTGGTGGAAACAACCAATGCAGTCATTTGCGGCACAGGTTAGACATCATTGCCATGGATGCGGAGTTCCTCTTCGAGGATACGGTAATCTGGCGATGAGCAAGTCTGGTGTCGAGCAGGTTTCTGCAACGCATGCGGATATCTACAAGCCGAAGAAACCGGAACGTGAAGTGCAGTTTGTGGAACTCCGGTCGCAGATTTCTGAGCAGTCGCTGAAGTCAACGGTTGATTATGTAGGGAACTCACACCGATGAATCTTCGAGACAGGTCATGCATCGCTGACATCGCCAATGCACTTGACCTTGAAACAGCGGTCGAGATCGGAACACATCAGGCGGTGTTCGCGAAGTCGTTTATGAAAAGGTTTAGAGGGAAGATTACTCTGATTGATCCGTGGGAAGGATTTACAGAAGGGTTCAAAACTTACTTCCCTGCGTTAGACCCTGAAAGCAGAAATCGCCTTATTGACCTTGATATTGCAAGAACTCAAATGGGCGAGTTTGGAGATCGAGTTGAATTCATCGTAGCAAAATCGGAAGATGTCGTTGATGACTTCCGAGACGACTCAGTCGGGATCGTATACATCGATGGACTGCACGATTATGAAAGTGTGAAGCGAGACATCAACAACTGGTATCAGAAGGTGAGGTGGGGTGGGATCATCTCAGGGCACGACTTCGACGCTTCTCTTCCTGGGGTTGTTAGAGCTGTCAACGAGTTTAAAAAAAAAAGGGGAATGCAGATTTATTTAACGAGCGAAGACATGTGTAGTTGGTGGGGGATAAAAATATGATTAAGCCCCGCGCAATAACAGTTTGTGTAGACTACAGCGACATCCTTGCAATGACGCTGCCCTACAATAAACACTTTATAGAAGAATGTATGGTCGTCACGTCGATGACGGATCAGAAGACGGTTGACGTTGCACTGGAACACGGCGCGAGAGTCCACCAGACTGACACCTTCTACCGACGCAATGCCCACTTCAATAAGTTCGGCGCACTCGAAGAGGCACTGGACGTCTTCGGTCGTGAGGGGTGGTTGCTAATCATCGACGCAGACATCGCGATCCCAGAGAACCACCATGCATTCATTCCGCAGGAGGGGTTTATTTACACTCCGCATCGCAGGATCAAGGAGGATCTTGACGGAGGGATTCCGGAGCAGAGGAAGTGGGCTCAATACAAGCGGCCAATGGTGAACGAGGAGTTTGCAGGATACTTCCAATTGTTCCACGGGTCGGATCAGTTCCTCGGGCCTGCGCCGTGGCATGCGACAGACTGGACATGGGCCGGTGGAGCAGATTCAGCGTTCCACAATAAGTGGCCAGTGACAAAGAAGGTTCGTCCTCCATTTGAAGTGTTGCACCTCGGGCCACCGTTTACGAATTGGGTAGGTCGCGCGAGCAAGTACGCAGACGGGACGTTCGATCCGAAGGCGAAAGAGAGGGAGACAAAAAGGGACATGCTGTTGCGGTCGAGGAAAACTGAAGGACCGTTGGATAGATTCAGAAAGGAGAAACTCCAATGAAGCTCATAATCGGAATCACAGTCGCCCCACGACCAGCAACGACATATCAGAGATGCGTCGAGTCCCTCGCCGGCGCCGGCGGTGCTCCAGTATTGTTTGCAGAACCCGGATGCTGCATCAACCACACGGAGTATCTCTGCGTCCAGCGGCCGGCAGTGGAGACGGAGAAACCGCTCTTTACACATTCACCGACAGGAGTCTTTGGGAACTTTCAAAACTGGATCCAGACGGCAATGGACCTGCTGGAGATCTCAGGTGACGCTGACACGATCATGATTGCTGAGGACGACGCTTTGTTCGCCTTTGGGATCGTACCGCTTCTGGAGCGAGATTTGTGGCCCTCAGCGGACTGTGGTGTTGTCAGCTTGTATTCACCGAACATGGCGCAGTACGCTGGTCAGCAAGGTTTGAATAAGGCAAAGGTTCTTAAGGGAGAGATAGACAGTCGCCGGAACAATCTGGTAGGTGCATTGGCATTGGTGTTTCCGAGAGATGTGCTTGAGCAGCTTGTGAAAAAGCATACTTCGATGGACAGGTGGGGAGGAGCACATAACCAGCGATCAAAAGGAGTTCCTCCATGGGAACGTAAAGCAATTGACACATGGATCGGCAGAGAACTGGTGACCATGCAAAAAACGATCTGGCACTATTCTCCAAGTCTGGTGCTTCACTGGTCACCGCTGCCGGCCGGCCAGTCCAATTCATCTCTAGGACATGATGCTCCACAAGGTAGTTCCAGCGTGAGGCAGTGCCGAGAATGGATCGGCGAGCACCCCGGAGATCTGTGCGCACTTTATCCACCAGCAAAGGAACTGCATGTTACCAATCTACATCCGAGTCAGATCTGAATACTTTGAACACGACAGCAGCCGTTACAGACTCGGGATCACTCAGAACACTCTATGCAAATCACTCATCCATCAGACTGACAAGAAATTCTTTGTTCTTCTGAAACAGTCTCCGATGGATCCGTTTTTCACAAAAAGACTTGAGTCCTTCAGGAACGTCGTTAACGACGAACCAGATTTCCCTCACATCGAGGTAGAAATTGGTGACGACGACTTTCTCTGCTCTACGTTCATCGAAACGATACGAAAGATTCCTTCTCCGCAGGAAAATTCGTTTCTGTCTTTCCCAAATGGATATATTTTTCTAAATGGGAAGATGACGGTGTTTAGGCAAAGAGACAATTTCGTGACTGTGACTTCGTGGATGAATCCGGGGGAGCACGTTGGCAAAACGATCGATGCAAGTTTAGATGCAAGTTGGATCTACGTGCGACACAACATGAATTCAGTTGTGATTCCTGATAAATTTAGTGATGGCAAAAGGGTTAATGGCCTGAAGTGGGCTGGTTGGAAAGAATTGCTGGTTGCCAAGTATTGCAGAATTGAATTGAAGACAGCGACGAGCAATGGGTCCACGTTGCATCCTAGGAAAAGTAAGAGCGTTGTTATTGGTAAAGGCACTGGCGGAGCGAAAAGACGATGATATTTGACTATGCGCTGGCGTGGCTGATTACATTTGGGATTTCATGGAGCATGGCAAACGCAGATGGTCCTTTCGCTCTATTCAAAAGGTTCCGAAAACGAGTCGAAATGAAGTATGGAGAACAATCATGGCAGACTTCTGGAGTTAATTGTCCGATCTGCGTTAGTCTGTATGCCGCAATTCCTGTCGCATTTTTGATGGACGGAGGGGTTTCTATGTGGTTGAGTTGCTGGGGATTTGTTACGGTCATTGCGAGCGTATCCCCTGAATAACCGTCCGGCAGTCTGGGCTGCGGTTCCTTCGGCCGTAGCCTGGGAACGCCACTGCCGGACGGCCATTAAGGCAAAATCAATTATGTTAGGCGAATCGTGGCGCACATCTCTGTTCGGCATCCTCGCAGGGCTTTCGATACTTATCAGCCAAGTGAAAACACTGCTAGATAAAGATCCAAGTACAAACATCGACATTTCCCTGATTATTGCAAGCATAACTGGGATTATTGCGGCGATCTCAGCACGCGATAACAAGGTCACTTCGGAAGAAGCTGGAGCAGGAAGGTGATCAAAACTGCTTTACTTGCGGCAATTGCCAGTATGCTTTTAAGCATTCCAGAACCACCAGTGACTGGATTGACGATCGACGGTAGAGTGGTTCGGGTTGTGGATGGCGATACTCTCGTTTGTGAGTCAGTGGTCCGATATCATGTGCGATTGATAGATTGCTGGTCGCCTGAAAGTCGAACGACAGACCTAGTCGAGAAAAAAAAAGGTTTGCAGTCTAAGCTAAGAATGACGGAACTGTCTGAAAATAAACGGGTGAGAATACAGATCCCATTTGGCAATGAGGTCGGAGATTCGGTCACCATGGGACGTGTGCTTGGTCGTGTGTGGTTAGAGGATGGGCGTGATTTGTCCGAGATTATGGTAACTGAAGGTTTAGCAACGAAGGCAAAGAAATGAAAACACTAGAAGAACAGTCGAGACTCGTGTCAGAGCGAATCGACATGCAGAAGTATGGGTTTGATCCCATGACGATTTTAACAGTGATAACCACTGTGCTCCCGCTTTTAATGTCTTGCTTCAACAGGAATGACGAGCAGAACAGTGAGGCAGTGCAGGCAACATTCAAACGATACCATGAACACAACCCGGTGTCGCTCAGAAATCGCACGATGCGTCGAGTCCGCGCAGAGTCCGATGAAAACCTTACGAAGTCGCAAGCTTACGCCATTGCAGATGCAGTCATTGAACAAGCACTGGCAACGGACTCAGCCACAGCTTCTCTTTGTGCAGAGGAAGCAGGTGTATGAAATACCTTGCAATTCTGGTTTTGATTTTGCCTGCATTACAGGCTGAATCAAAAATCATTCTGCCAATGACCCCGGTGTTGACAGAGCCGAATCAACCTGCGCCGGTAATCGACGTTTCTGTATCTAAACCGATCAGTCAATTAGTTATTGGCGAATGGTACGTTATCGAGTCGGATATTGAACTAATCGTTTTGCAATCCCCAGACAAACTGCTCACGATTGATGTGAGCACTGGCCCCGTAAAGGCGATGGGAAAGTTTTGCGACGGGAACGGTAAGGTTGAGTCTCGTGAATACAAACGTGCGTTCGTGTACTTCGTGTCTTCGGAGAACCCCGGCAAGACAGAACTTATTTTGATACCTGTAGCCGTGGCCACACAAGCTGATATTGTGCGTCAGGTATTGACTGTCAGCGGAGTTGGGCCTCAGCCGCCTCCCGATATTTTGGTTCCGACTCCTGTTATTGTCGTTCCCTCTCCCGTTATTGTGCCCAGCAAGCTGCAAGTCGTGATCATCGAAGACCCAGCAGAACGAGCCAATATCCCAGCAACTCAGATTGCGATTATGGACGGGGCAGAGCTTCGCGATTACTGCGAGACACATTGCACGATTACCGATGGAACTCCAGATAAGCGTGTCCTGAGTGTCCGCCAAGACATCTCTGGACAACCTGAATGGGTGAAGCAGGCGTTTGCTGAACCTAGAACTTCGGTGCCTCTTCTTGTCATCTTGACACCTACCAAGAAGATATCCGGGCCTCTTCCAAAGACTATTGAAGAGACCATGACTGAGATCAAGAAATACGGAGGAGAATAATGGCAGATTTTATTATCTCGGACGAAAACTGGGAAGCATACTGCCTACCGGATTCGCGCTGTGGAACATTGGCTCGCGACTTCGATCAGATGCCGTATGGATCTATTCCTTCCGTTCCACCGGGGGCAGTCAAAACAATTCCGATGGAAGAGTGGCCGGATAGAATTGCGGACAAAGAGAAAACCAAATCAAGCTTAAAACATATTTGGGCGGATTCAAAGATTGGCGTTTTGAATCAGGGGTCTGTCAGTTACTGTCATGCGTTCAGTGTAGTCATGGTTGACATGATCAAACGGGAAGTACAGGGTTTGCCCTATGTAGAACTTTCAGCATCATCCGTAGGTGGTCCAGTTACTGGATGGCGGAATGCTGGAGCTTACATCCACGACGATTTGAAACGAATAGTTTCACACGGCGCGTGTTCAACTGCATTCTGCCCTATGCTGACCACGTCTAAGTCTGATTGCAAAAGCGGGTGGGAAGCAGATGCTTCTAAGTACCAATGCAATGAGTTTACTGATGTGCGCCCACGAAATTTCCTTGAGCATGGATCTTTGTTGTTACAGAACCATCCAGTAGGAGTCGGTCTCAATTATTGGGGACATGCGGTAACTGATCTGGTTTTGCGAGATATGGACAAATCACGCAAAGCAACTGACTGGACAAGGTATGGAGTCGAGTTCCTTAATTCATGGGGCGCTGGCTACGGAAGCGGTGGCTTTGGTGTTCGCGTCGGCAACAAAGCCTTAGCTGATGCCATTTACGCAATGCTACAGGTGGAAGTATGAAAATAATACTGTTGATGTTGTGTGTTTGTACCACAGTTTGTACCACAGTTTGTACCACAGTTTGTACCACAGTTTGTACCACAGTTTGTACCCATTAACTGATGCGATTTACGCAATACTACAGGTGGAAGCATGAAAATAATACTGTCGATGTTGTGTGTTTGTACCACAGTTTGTACCACAGTTTGTACCACAGTTTGTACCACAGTTTGTACCACAGTTTGTACCACAGTTTGTACCACAGCTTCTGCGCAATCTTTTCTTGTGACGGATCGAGTAAATGCTTTTTCTGTCAGCGAACGGGATGAGGAGAGATATTACGCTGTGATGTGGACTGCTAAATGGTGCGGTCCATGCCAATCGTTTAAGAATTCAGGGAAGCTGGATAAACTCAAGGAACTATGTCCTGTCACCGTAGTAGACATCGACGAGAATCCAGAATGGAAGAAAAAGATTCGCGTACTTCCGACGTTTTGGTTAGCACGACGCAGTGACAGGAAAATGTTAAAAGAATGGACTGGGTCTGTAGAGGTGTCTCAGATTGCAGATGAGTTGAAAACCATTAAACTCAAACAAACTGCAAGAATATCGAGCGCGAACTTGTTATTTAGACGACACGGAACATCGCATGAATCAAGATCCACATTGATAGAGCATTTGTCCTTGGATGGCATTCATCGTGGGAAACATGCAGTCGCTAGACTTTATGAGATGAGTGACACTGAGCTCAACGACCTGCACCAAAAAGATCATGGATGGAACAACTAAATGAACATCAGTTCTGAAATAATCCTCGGGCTGATGACCACGGGCGGCGCGGTGCTGGCAGCGGCCGTCGCTCGCATGTGGGTGTGGTTCACGGAGGAACTGAAAGAGTGCAAAGGCGATCGCCGTGAGTTGCATGGTAAACTCGACGTCATGCACGGCAGGATCGCCGAGATATCGCAGACGGTTGGAAGATTGAGTGGCAAGATCGATGAACAAATGGAGAGTGAAGAATGAAAGTCGTGGCAACAAAAAACGTCAACGGGGCATGGTATTGGCGGCTGGTTGGCGGCAACGGCGAGTGCATGGCG